ATGGCGTTTGACCCGTTCGTGTTGGCAATGCTGCGCCAAATCGGCATGGCCCTGGAGTTGCCCTATGAGGTGCTGATCAAGCACTTCACTGCCAGCTACACCGCCGCGCGTGCTGCAGTCATGGAAGCGTGGCAGTTCGTTCGCGGTTGCCGCGACTTCCTGGGCTCACACTTCTGCCAGCCGGTGTACGAGCATTGGCTTGAAGAGGCCATTGCGCAGGGGGATATCGAGGCCCCCGGGTTTTTCGATCACCCGCTACTGCGCTATGCCTACTGCGGTTCGCTATGGGTAGGCGATGGTCCTGGCACCGTCGACCCGCTGAAGGATATCAACGCCGCCGAGAAGCGGATTGATATCGGCGTCAGCACTCTGGCGAAGGAATCCATGCTTTACGACGGCAGCGACTGGGAGGAAAACCACGAACAGCGCGCCCTGGAAGTGAAGCGCCGGCGCGATGAGGGGCTTTCAGCTTCACCGACGGCCCGCCCGGACAATGAACCGCCGGCCAATCCCGACTTACCTGAACGGACCTAACTATGAGCGACAACCCAACCGATGCACCCGTGCACCGGGTGACGGCGTTCGACCTGGTATCACGCGAGCCCTGGGCCATCACCCCGGACATGCTGCAGACCATCACCGCCATTGCCCGTCGGGAGCATGAAGGCCCGGAAGCGCTGGAGGCTAGGCAGGGCAAGCCCCTGCAAAACAGTCGAGCGGTGACCCAGCGCGGCAACGTTGCCTTGTTGCCCGTAACCGGCCCGGTGTTTCGCTACGCCAACTTGTTTACGGCGTTGTCCGGTGCGACTTCGCTGGATGTTTTGGCGAAAGAGTTCACCACCGCCGTCGATGATCCGCGAACAGACACCATCATTCTGGTGATGGATACACCGGGCGGCATTGCCAGTGGCATCGCTGAGTTCGCTCAGATGATCCGCGCGTCTCCCAAGCGCGTGGTGGCCTATGTATCCGGCAACGCGGCCAGCGCTGGTTACTGGATGGCAGCAGCAGCCCATGAAATTGTTATGAGTCGTACCGGCGCCGTGGGATCCATCGGCACCGTGTTGACGGTGCGCAAAAGCGGCGATGACGGCAGTTTCGAAATCGTCAGCAGCCAAAGCCCGAAAAAACGACCGGACTTCGGTACCGAATCTGGCCGCGCTGTCGCACAGGCCCACGTCGACCGCCTGACCGATATCTTCGTCGAGGACGTCGCCAATTATCGCGGCCTCAGTGTTGAAACCGTCCTGGCTGACTTCGGCCAGGGTGATATGCGGATTGGCTCGGATGCCGTGGAACTGGGCATGGCCGACCGTGAATCCACCCTTGAAAACCTTATCGCCGAATTCAACGGCAGTCCTTCTGGAGATCGATCTATGTCCACCACCACCAGCAGTACCGCATCGACCCCGACCCCTGATAAGCCAGTCATCACCCGCGAATACCTCGCCGCGAACCATGCTGAGTTGCTTGCTAGCCTAGAGCATGACGCCCACGCAGCCGGCGCCCGTGCTGAGTGTGACCGTATAAAAGCGGTCGAAGCGGCAGCGTTGCCTGGACATGAAGAGCTGGTTGCCAGCCTGAAATTCGACGGCAAGACCAGCGGCGCCGAAGCGGCTGCGCAGGTGATTGGTGCCGAGAAAACCAAGCGGGCCAATGCTCTTGCCGACATCCGCAGCCAGGCACCTGCGCCGGTACCCAATGCACTCACTCCACCGGCTGCACCCGTTGCCGCCGAAGAAGATCCGGAAGCGCCACTGGAAGAGCGCGCCAAGGCGACCTGGGACGGTGATAAGGATCTACGCGCCGAATTTGGCACCTTCGAGGCCTACCACGCTTATCGCAATGCCGCAGACCGTGGTCTGGTCAAGGTTTTGAAAAAGTAAGCACCTGGTAAGTCCCTCAAACCCTGGCTCTGGAGAATCCCATGCCTCTTACACTCGATACCCCCCGCGCTTACGAGATCGGCACCATCAACGACTTGTCCGTTGCCGCCGGTGTGCAGATCTTCGAAGGCTCGGCCGTTGGCATCATCGCTGCCAGTGGCCTGGCTCGCCCTTTGGCGGCGGGTGATCTGTTTGTCGGTTTCGCTGATCGCGGGGTCGACAACCGCACCGGCGCCGCTGCGGCCGCGCGGGTCCGTCTTCGCGAAGAAGGCAAGATTGAACTGCCTGTGGCTGCCCTGGCGCTTGCCGATATCGGCAAGCAGGTCTACGCCAGCGACAGCGGCGCGTTCCTGCTGACCGCAGCCGGGAATAGTCTGGTTGGCCATGTTCACCGTTTTGTCCGCTCTGGCGTCGGCATCGTCAAGTTCGCCGCCCAACCAGTGCCCGTCGCGCCTTAACGCAACATCCAACCCCCTTTTTTTTGACCGTATCCTTCTTCAGGAGAATCACCCATGGGTGCTGAAGTACTTTCCAGCCGTGCCGTCATCGGCATGTTTTACGAAATGCTCGAACAGAATGTGGGGTCGAACTGGATCGACGCCGTGTCCAACCTGTTCGATTCTGACCAGGCAAAAGAAACCTACCCGTGGATTGGCATGGTGCCGACGCTGCGTGAGTGGATCGGTGGCCGTCATGCCAAGGGCTTCATCGGCGCTGAACTCGAAATCGAAAACCTGCACTTCGAAGCAACCATCGAGATCCTGGTTAAGGAGCTGCGCCGCGACAAGACCGGTCAACTGCGGATCCGCCTCGGTGAGCTGGCCGATCGCACGAATGCCCACTGGGCCAGACTGCTCTCGGTACTGTTGCTCAATGGCGAAACCCAGGTCTGCTACGACGGCCAGTACTTCTTCGACACCGACCACGAAGAAGGCCAGAGCGGGGTGCAGTCGAACAAAATCACAACCAAGCTTTCGGAACTGGCCGCGACTGTTCATGGCACGCCGACTCGTCCGAGTGTTGAAGAGTTTCAGCAGGCAGTTGCTCGGTCCGTTACCCAATTGACCAGCCTCAAGGATGATCAGGGCGAACCTATCAACGAACTGGCCCGCGAATTCCTGGTGATGGTGCCGTTCAACCTGTTGAGCGTTGCTCAGTCAGCGTTGAGCGTTCCGCGCGGCACCAACATCAACGAGATTGTCATGCCCGACAACGTTGTGGTTCGGGTGGTGGGCAACGTGCGACTCAATGCCTGGCAGGACAAGTTCGTGACCCTGCGTACCGATGGCCGCCTGAAGGCGTTCATCCGTCAGCAGGAAACGGACGTTGCCATGAAGGCGAAAGCGGAAGGCTCGGAATACGAGTTTGACAACGACGCCCACCAGTACGGTGTCGACACCTGGCGCAACGCCGGTTTTGGTCGCTGGCAGTACGCCGTCCTTAACCAGCTGGTGGCATAAGCCGGTCGGCCTGCCACCTCACCGAGGACACTGATATGCCGAAATACCGCGTTAAAGAAACCATCACCCTTTACGGCGGGGAGTTGATCCTGACAGCCGCTCAGGCCAGCGCACGACAGCACTGCCTGGAGCCGGACGAAAAGAAAAAGGGGCGCTACACCATTCTGGAGCCTGTCCAGTTCAAAGTCGGGGAGGTGATCGTCATCCCTGGTGAACCGGACAAGGCGCTGGAGCAGCGGCTTGTAAAAGTGGACAAGGACAAGGCAGGAGGGGCCAGCGATGCCGAATAAAACCTATACGGTCCTCTCAGGGTCGTTCCGCCGGCCAGACAACAGCCTGGTGGGCCAAGGTGGCGTAGTCGAGTTGCCGGACGATGTGGCAGATCGCTTTCGTAACCAGCTGGAAGTCGTGGTGCACGGTCCATCGCCGGCACCGGCTGGTGATGGTGGACGCAAGTCGAAGGTGAGCCCCGATGCTTGACGAAGACCTCAGGGGCTTCCTTGAGGACTTCGACGTCGGCGGGGTGGTTGATGGTGAGCCGTTTTTAGCGGCCCGCGACATGCCTGATGAGATCCATGGCATGGGCGGCACCAACAGCCAGTCCACCGGCTACGAGATCCTTGTCATTACCTCGGACGCTGAACGCCTCGGTATCAAAAATCCCAAGCTGATCACCGTAGGTGGCGTGTCCTACCGGGTGCGCGACTGCCGGATGATCGATGACGGCGCCTTCAGCCTGGCCTCACTCACCAAGGTTTAACCCATGCCTTCGATCCAAGAACGCATCGTCGCAAAGGCGCAGGCGCTAATCCTGGCTGCCGATACGCCGGTGGCTGATCGTGTGTTTCGCAGCCGTACCGAGGCGATCACACGTGACATGACACCGGCGCTCGTACTGCGGCCCAGCCTCGAAACCACTGAGCGAGAAAGCTTTGCCGTGGACCGCAACCAGTTCGAACTGACGGTGGAAATCATCGCCCGAGAAGACACTGTCACTGGAGAAGCCTGGGACCAGGTGGCTGACCTCGTAAAGGTCGCCGTGCACGCGGTGCTGACCACCGAGGATGCCTTTCCTGAAGCGGACCGGGTACAGCGCTTTTACATCGACTGGATCGAGGACGAAGGCGACAACACCGCCGGCAACTGCCTGGTCCGCTACCGCTTTACCTATCTGTGCAACACCGGCGACTTGACCACCGGCCCCACCTTTTACTGAGGAATAAATTATGCAAATTGCATTCGGCAGTGGGTTGTTTTACGCCACCCCGCTGATGGACGCCTATGGCAACGCCCTGGCGTCACCCACCCCGATCCTACTGGGCATCATGCAGGAGGCATCGGTTGATCTGTCCTACGACTCCAAGGAATTGTTCGGTAGCGAGCAGTTCGCCGTGGATGCGGCGCGTGGTCAAGGCAAGCTGTCAGGCAAGGCCAAGGCCGCCCAGATCAGTCTGTCGCAGATGAATGCCCTTGTGTTTGGTCAGACACTACAGCCCGGCCAGGTGCTGGTGCACCATGCAACCACACCGCAGGAAATCCCCGTGGGTGGCAAGATTATCGTCACTGCACCTGGTGCAGGCCTTCTTGCGGGTGATCTTGGCGTTCGTGGGGGAGGTGCAGTGCCGTTTGCTCGTGTGCTGACGGCGCCGGCGAAGGGGGAATACACCTTCAACTCCGGTACCGGTGAATACGCCTTTGCTGTTGCTGACGAAGGCGTCTCGGTGTTTATCGACTACCGCTATTCAGTCGCCACCGGCAAAAGCCTTTCGGTGCGCAACCTGCCGATGGGTGATATGCCGGTGTTCCAGGGTGAGCTGTACTTGAAATACAAAGGCAAGTCGATCTACGTCCGCGTGCCCAATTTCGTCAGCAACAAGTTGAGTCTTTCAACTAAACAGGACGACTACACCATCCCTGACTTTGAATTCACCGGCTACGCGGATGAGTTCGGCGAAGTCGCTTACTGGAGTTCTAGCGAATGACCGTCAATATCCCCGGTGTGGACTTCCAGTTCCCTGGTAAGACGCTGATTATTCCGCCATTGGCGTTGGGCGATCTGGAGCAGTTGCTGGAGCGGATCAACCGCGTCATGGCCGGAAACATGGATAAGGACGCGATTGCCACTGTGATCGATGCCACTCACGCCGCGCTCCGTCGAAACTACCCTGACATGGATCGTCAGGAAGTATCAGGGCTGCTTGACCTGCGCAACTTCCGCGACGCACTCGAAGCCGTGATGGGCGCTTCTGGGTTGGAAGTGACGGAGCCTGCGCCGGGGGAAGGCCAGGCCCCTTCGACTGGGGCCAGCTCTACGCTCACTTGATCGCCAGTACAGGTCAAAGCCCGGTCACGCTGCGGCGTGACTGGGACATGGTGATGGTGGGTCATATGACGGACTACTGGCGGCATCATCCACCTGTGCACGTGCTTGTGGCTGGCTACATGGGGTACAAGCCGACTGATGGCGTTACGGATGCGCCTGATCTGGCGAGCAACTTGGCGGCAATGGCGGCAGATATGCGCGCGGATTTGCCTGAGCATCTGCGTGGGGCGTTGGATGCATTCGTCCCGCCCGCATGACCCTTATCTGGCATTTTTCGCCATCACCTACTAACTCCGCTTCGGCGGAGTTTTTACGTCTGCAATGTGAGGTTTCGGCATGGATAGAAATATCGCGTACCAGTTCACTGCCGGCACCCAAGGCTTTGACCGCGCAATCGAAAGCATTGAGCGGAATATGCGTGACGCTCGAACGACTTTCAGTCGCGAGCTGCGGGCGATCAATACCGAGATGGTGGGCAGCCAAACGCAACTGAGCCGTTTTGGTCCGGCGGTCAATGATGCATTGGGCGGCGTCAGCACCATCATGCGCTCTGGGCTTTCCAGTGTCGCCGCCGGTCTGATCGGTGTTTTTGCGCTTGGTGCGTTCAAGGTCAAGCAGCTGGTTGTTGACAGTAAGGATGCGGCAATTCAGCAGCAGGCGGCATATAGAGGTTTGGAGGCAGTTGCCAATCACGCTGGCGTCGGTATTGGTCGCGCCATGGATGAGGCGAACAAGCTTGCTGCTGACGGTCTGATCAGTGTCGGAGATTCGGCAAAAGCACTCCAAAACCTGTTGAGCCGGGGCTACAACGTCGACCAGGCGGTGAGTGTCATCACTCGCTTGAAAGATGCTGCTGCCTTTAACCGGCAGGCGAATCTTAGCCTGTCGGAAGCTGTAGTATCGGCTACCGAAGGTTTGAAGAACGAAAACTCGGTATTGGTCGACAACGCCGGTGTCACGAAAAACGTGGCGAAAATGTGGGAGGAATATGCCAAGAGCATTGGTACCACCCGCGACAAGTTGACCGATTCGCAGAAGATCACCGCTGAGTACAACGGGGTGATGAAAGAGACTGAAGCCCAGGTTGGCAACGCCGCGAAAGCGGCTGATGGCTTGACAGGTAGCCAGGCTGAACTCGACTCAAAAAGCAACGAGCTGCAGGTTACTATCGGCACGATTTTGGAGCCTGTTTTTGTCAGCCTGAACAAGCGACTTGCTGAGACGGCCAGCTGGTTCAATAGTCTGTTGAAAGGAATGACAGGCGTTGGGGCAACAGTCGATGAAGTGGCGGCGAACGTTGCTCGCTACGAAGCAATCCTCAAGGACTTCAAACCTGGCCCCCGTGGCAATGGTAGTAAGGCGCCCCTAGAAGCGGCATTGGTGGAGGAGCGTCTGCTACTGGAGAACATGCAACTTGTCTCCAACAAGGTAGACGAGGTGGACGCCGGTATGCGTTCCCGTGTTGCACGCATTGAAGAGCAGCGCCGGAAGGTGGCTGACATGGCAGCAACGGGCGACACCGCGCTAACTAAGGCCCCACAGCAGGGCAGGACGGCACCAACAGCTTACGGTATTGAGATCGCCCGCCTGACTAAGCTTGAAGCTGGCTATGCCGCAGCGATTGAGCATCGTGAAAAAGTTAAGACGTCAACAACGCCTCCTACGAAAAAGACTGAAGATCCCATCGCTCCCTCGGGTAAAGCATCATCGCGGGTTAGCCAGTGGTCTGAGGCGCTGGATGCACAGAAAGTTGCACATGCTCAGCAGCAAACAGAACAGGGCACCTTTCTTCAGTTTTCTCAGCAACAAGAAGCGGACTACTGGCAAGGAATCCTCAAGCGTACTGACCTGACGGCCAAGGAACGCTTGAGTGTGCAGCGCAATTACCTCACCTCGCTGAATGCATTGCGCCGCCAGGACGAAGGCCAGGCATTTGCCGACTTGCAAGCTCAGGCTCAGCAGTTCCGCAACAATATGGATGCGCGTTTGAATATCGCGCAGCAGGTGCTGGAGCGAAGTCGGCAACTTTATGGTCAGGATAGCCAGGAGTATCGCAAGGCGGCTGCGGAAGTGGTCGCTGTCGAGCGGGAAAAGCAGCAGCAAATCACCAACATGAAGCAACAGGAATATGCCGCGGATAAGCAAGCGCGGCTTACCGATGTCGCCCATGCGGAGCAGATGGCGCAGTTGGACCTGCAGGCCAACTTGATCACCCAAGCGCAGTTGCTGCAGGCCCAAGCTGAGTTTGAAAAGCAACGGTATGCAATCGAGGCCGAATCGCTTGCACAGCGAAAGGTATTACTGGATCAGGATCCTGATCGAAACCCGGTAGCTCTCCAGCAAGTCCAGCAGCAAATTCTCGCTCTTGAACAAACCCATCGCAACAGCATGGCTGTAATCGGCCGGCAGCAAACCATGGAGTCCCAGAGCAACTGGACGGGGATGGTGGGGAGCTTGCAATCAAGTTGGTCGAGCGGGTTAAACGGCATTCTCAGTGGCACGATGGGTACTCAAGGACTGTTGAAGGGGATCTTTGGAAGCATCGGTAGCGCGTTCATCGAAAATATGGTCACCAAGCCTTTGATGGCGTGGATCTTCGGCGAGACGGCGAAAACCGGTGCGACCGTCACCGGTGTCGGTGTGCGGACTGCTGCAGAAGCGGGTGGCGCGGCTATGTCGGTCGCGATCTGGGGCGCGGCGACCATCTCCAACATCATTGCCAGCGCCTGGCAGGCAATGGCAGGGGCTTTTGCCGCAATGTCTGCCATTCCGTTTATTGGTCCCGTGCTGGGCGTCGCCGCGGCTGTAGCGGCTGGTGCGTTTGTGTTTGGCCTGGTCAAGAACGTGGCGTCCGCTGAAGGCGGTTACGACATCCCGGCGGGGGTAAACCCAATGACTCAGCTCCACGAACAGGAAATGGTTCTGCCCAAGCAGTACGCCAACGTGATCCGTCAGGCTGCGAGCGGCGAGGGGCAATTGGGTGGGGGCGGCGGTGGTTATCACTATCACGACAACAGCGGGCGCTTGACTCCTGCCGACATCCGTCGAAATGCGCGAGTGTTTGCGGATGAAATGCAAAAGATGCGGCGCAATGGCGCCATTAAGGCATAGGGGGCAATTTATGATTGTTGGGCCTTTTTTCCCGGCGAGATGGATTGCTGGTTTTCCAGATCGCGGTGTGATGGCGGTGGACGTGCTGCCCCACATGCCAGGGCAAACCCTGCTATCCAAGAAGTCTCCAGAGTGGAGTACCGGTATCCAAAAGTCGGTAAGTGGCCGGCGTCGCACTACGGCGTATTACCCCGCTCCGGCCTGGACGTTTCAAATCAATTACAACGCTGTGCGCAAGCGACCGGGGCTGGACGAGTGGACGCGGCTGGTGGCGTTTTTCAATGAGCGTAAAGGACAGTTTGGTGATTTTTTGTTCTTTGATCGAACTGACCATCAGGTGTCCAGGCATCGGTTTGGATTCGGTGACGGCACCACACGGTCCTTTCAGCTATCCCGGGCGGTTGGTAGCTGGGTAGAACCTGTTTATGGAGTGGTCAATATCGAGACGCTGACAATCGATGGTGTCTCGGTTACCGCCTACAGCGTTGATGCCCTGGGCCAAGTCACATTTTTCCAGCCACCGGCAAGCGGCGCGGTGTTGGAGTGGACCGGAGCATTCTTTTTTCGGTGTGCATACGACTCGGACTCACTGGATAGCACGCAGCCATTCGCAAAGATCTGGGAAATGAAAAACGTCTCCTTCACGAGCATCAAACCATGATTGCAGCTTCCCCCGAACTGACGCGGTTTTTGGCCTCTGCGCGAAGTTTCGTTATGGCCGATCTGTACACCATTGCCCTGGCCAGCGGTCAGGTGCTGCGATATACCGACGCCGGTATTCAAATTTATGCTGACGGTGTGAACTACTCGGCTTCTGGTCCGCTGATCAAGCGCACAGGCATACGGATGGTTCGTGGTATTGAGGTGGACACTTTGAACGTCACTTTCTATGCCGGCGTGCAGGATACGTTGCTCGGCGAGCCCGTCCTGGCATTCATTGCAGGCGGCGGGTTCGACGGTGCATCGCTGACCCTAGCTCGGGCGTTCATGCCTGATTGGGGGGCGGCGGTCGTCGGGACGGTTACACGCTTCATCGGCCGTGTTGCCGAGGTCGATCCCGCAGATCGCGAACAAGCAACTTTTGCTGTTAAGTCCCCTATGGAGCTACTGGATACCAAGGTGCCCAAGGGCGTCTTTCAACCAGGTTGCCTACGCACCGTGTACAGCACCGATTGTGGTGTTAACCGTGCCCTGTTTGAGACGGCGGGGCATGTGCTTGCTGGCACTACATCGTTGAGTATCCGCACCGATGTAACGGCGGAGCACGGATGGTTTGACCAGGGCGTGATTCGCTTTGTGAACGGCGGTAATGCCGGCGTGTCGCGTACGGTACGGCGACAAGCAGGGGATGGCGCCATCAGTCTGATCCTCGGGTTACCTGCACTACCGCAAGCCGGTGACCAGTTCCTGATTTACCCAGGTTGTCCACGCACGCTGGACGCCTGCACAAACAAGTTTGGCAACCGTGGTCGCTATCGTGGAATGCCATTCATCCCTGTTGCGGAGACGTCCGTATGAACGATCTGGAGCGTCAGCAACGCCAAGCGGTGATAGCAGAGGCCCGGCGTTGGCTCAATACCCCCTATGCGCACCGCCAGCACCTTATTGGCGTCGGGGTGGATTGTGCCTGGTTGTTGATTGAGGTGCTTCACGCAACGGGACTTATGCCCTGGATTGATCCAGGCGCTTACGCCCAGGACTGGCATTTGCACCGGACTCAGGAGCTTTACCTGGAGTGGCTGGATAAATACGGACATCAGGTCCATTGCCCACAGCCGGGTGACGTCGCAATCTGGAAATTTGGGCGCACTTATAGCCACGGTGCGGTGGTTATCGATGAGCACCGAATTATTCATTCATTCCGCGATATTGGCGTAGAAGTCGCCGACATGCATGAGGAGCGCCTGACCAGCCGGCCGGTGCTGTATTACACACTGAACAAATATGGGGGTGAATGATGGGAGGCGGTGGAAGCAGTATTTCGAACAGCGCAACACGCATCAACGCCTTGCAAATCCAGAGCAGTGCCAGTGGCAAGCCTATCGCTTGGATTGCTGGACGTAATCGCATCAGCCCCAATCTGATTTACTACGCTGACTTTGAAGCGGTTGCTAAAACGACCAAGACCAAAACTGGCGGTAAAGGCGGTGGTGGGGCAACTCAAAAGGACACTACCTACACCTATTACGCGGCCATTATTTTGGCTATTGGTCGGGGGGAGCTCGTCACGGTGCGACGGATCTTCCGAGACAAAGAAGTGTTCGAGGAAAAGGTTATAGGTGGAGTGACTCAATCTGCTCTTGCCCAAATCGGCTTCAGCTTTATGTCTGGTACGCCGGATCAGCCGGTATGGGGCTATTTAGAGACCAAACATCCGGCCGAGGCCATTGCTTATTCAGATACAGCCTACGTTTACTCAGCTCATTATCTTCTGAACGATAATGCGGGCGTACAAAATCACACCTTTGAAGTCGACGGCCCCTATCAGGTACCTGGCCTGCCTGATGCAAACCCTGGTGTGTTTTTACCTGGTCTGTTGATGGACCCTTTGGATGGAGTCGGTTTTGATCCGCTCTGGATTGCTGATATGTCCAGCTACCGTGACTATTGTTTGGCAGAGAATCTCTTGCTCAGCCCAGTGCTCGATGAGCAGGCGCCGGCGAGTGAGGCCATTACTCGTTGGCTGCAACTGACCAATAGTGAGTTGGTTTGGTCCGCTGGAAAGATGAAGGTGATTCCCTTTGGTGACCAGGTTGTGACCGGTAACGGTGTCACCTGGTACCCCAACATCACCGCAGTTGCCCATCTGACCGACGATGACTTCTTGGCTGAGGAGGGTACGCCACCGGTTCAGCTCAAGATTAAGAGCCAGGCCGACAGCTATAACGAAGTGTCGCTGGAGATCCTTGACCGAAACCATGAATACAATACCGACGTGGTACGCGGAGTAGATCAGTCAGCCATTGAGCAGTTCGGCTCCAGGCCAATGGACACTATTAAAGCTTACGAGATCTGTGACGCAACGATTGCTTCTCACGCGGCTCAACTATTGGTGCAGCGAAAACTCTACATCCGCAATGAGTACCGGTTTTCATTGGGGTGGCAGCATGTTTTGCTAGAGCCTATGGACTTGGTGACGGTTACTGAGCCAGCGTTAAAGCTTGACCGGCGTCTGGTCCGGTTAATCTCAGTGGAAGAGGATGAAGAGGGCAAGTTGGCAATTGTTGCAGAGGACGCGTTACTGGGAGTGGGCAGCGCGCCGAACTACCCGGTGCAGTCGAAGACCGGTTACCAGGGCAACCAGAATGCTTCGCCCGGGCCAGTGCTTGCACCTATCATCTTTAACCCGCCTGAAAGCCTGCTGTTGCCGGGTGAATTACAGGTCTGGGGTGCCGTCGCCGGAGCTGGTGACGCCTGGGGTGGTTGTGAGGTCTGGATCAGTGCAGACGGTGACAGTTACCGGATGGTTGAAAGCATCTATGGTCGATCCCGAATTGGCCGCCTCACCGGGCCCCTGGAAAGCGGTAGTGATCCAGATACGGTCAATACCTTATCAGTGAAACTTTCGGTACCTGCTGAGCTTACAGCGGCAACAACGGCTGAGGCGGATAGCGGCGCCACTCTGTGTTGGGTTGAAGGTGAGTTAATCAGTTACCGCGATGCACAACTGACTGGACCGGGGGCTTACAACCTACAGTACTTGCGGCGGGGGCGGCTGAGTTCAGCGGTATCTACTCATCCAGTAGATGCCGCATTTGTGCGGCTTGATGACGCAATCTGGAAGTATTCGTATGCAGTGGATCAGGTTGGAAAAACGGCCTGGGTCAAGTTTCGATCTTTCAATGTGTTTGGTCGGGCCTTAGAGGATCTTGCCGATGTAACTGCTTACAGCATCACATTATCACCCGTGCGCGTCGTCCCTGGCCCCGCCGAAAGTTTGTTACTGGTGGGAACGTTCGAAGGCCCGTACTTCACCGTCAGTTGGTCCGCAGGTGCCCATGCGGAAGATCGCTTGGTAAGGATCCGTAATGCTGGCACCAATGCATTGCTTCGAGAGGTACCTACGACCGGCACCACCTTCACATACCAGCGCGCTGATGCCTTGGTCGATGGTGCTTTGATTCGAAGTTACCGGGTAGAGGTCATTGAGAGAAACGCCGCCGGAAGCGCACCTGTAGCTGCATTGGTTGTAGTTAACACTGCACCACCAGCGGTAACCGGATCGGCTGCAACGGTAAGTGGGACAGTTGCCAACGTGAGTTGTGCTCCCAGCGTGGCTCCTGACGTTGCTGGTTACATTTTCGTGTACTCAACAAATTTAGGATTCGATCCAACTGTCGCAGGCAATGTGGGGTATCAGGGAAGTGCTGCCAGCGGACAGATCTCAGGATTGAACGCCGGAACAACGTACTACCTTCGGATCGCTGCTTTCGATACTTGGAGTAGTGTTCGTTCTCAACTCAACTTCGCTCCCGCGATTACTATTCAAACCTGACAGAGATTAAATATGCAGCCTATTCAGTTCTTCGCCGCGAGAGCCGAAGACGGTGCCCTATTGCCCGATGCTTCTGTGGATGTGTTTGTCCACGGTACCAGAGAGCGGGCGCCGTTGTTTTCAGATTCTCCTGCGACTATCCCTCTTGAAAACCCTGTGCGTGCGGATGCGAATGCCCGCGTATTTTTTTATACGACGGCGGCTAGGATTGATATCCAGATCGGGAGGTATGGATATGTCGCACCTTTGTTGGTAGATATTTCCACGTTAGATGCAGCCACCGCTGTGGAATATGTTCGAGCCGAGATCAACAAGGCTATAAATGATGCGGCTGTTGCTCTGGTTCGAATGAGAGAGGAGTTTGCAGAATTTATTTTGAGTAGTGGTTATGAGTTTGTCGGCGATTATGATGCCGATGGCCCGTTGACCCTGACAAGACTTAATCAGATATTCAGAAAGGATGGTGAGTTTTGGCGGGCTAGGCCGACGCTCGGTCTTCCATACACTACCCTTGGAAACTGGCCTGTAGACCAGCCAAAGTTTGTCCCGAGTGGTGATGCCGCACTGCGTCAGGATCTGCAGTCGGCTGATGGTGCAAAGCGGCTGGTTAAAGGTTCTTTATACGAAGGTGAAAGCCTCACCCCGGCGCCCATTGCGGGATCAAGCTTGAGCCGTGGTGTTGTTCACGCGTACTACGTTGCAGGGGCGCCTATTGGGTCCTTTCGCGTGGGAGGCTCAGATCTAACTGACCTAAATGATGAGATGGGTTTTTGGCGTGGTTTACCGAGTAGGGATGCATGGGGAGACCCTCGCAATATTGGGTTTGCATCAGCTGCTTTCAATCGTAACAACGCGGCTTTCGCCGCATACTCTACCGGGTTTGGTCACGATAACGTTCTCTACGGCACTGCCTCGGTTTCCTACGGAGCCGGCTGTTGCACCGGTAATCCTGATGTTACTGGCACTCCTGCTGCGGCGTTTACAGGCTATTGCTCATTAGCAGGTGGCAAGAACGTTTACGTCCCAGGTGAGAAAGCCGTTGGCTTGGGCGAGGGTCACTTTATCGATTCGCGCAGCGGCATTGGGCTCGGCTACATGATTTCAAGTCAGCCGAGCGCAAAAGAGGAAAACCCGGTTGGTGCATCAGGTATAGGGAGAGATATCAAGTTGTATGGTCAAGGCTACGGGTTCGGAGCTTATATCAGCGCCTCCGACTCCATGGCGCTTGGTTTCGGAGCTAATCCTGGGAGTCCTTTAATTCCTCAAAATGAAGGTGAGGTGGCGCTTGGTAGTGGCACTACCGTTGGTGCCGTTCGCGTCCAGAAACCTTTACCAGGCGATACTCGAAGCCAGGTATGGATCAATCGACTTCGTAGTGGCGCACTACCGGGCGAGAGGATCGAGACCAGCGTTGATCTCGGCGATGGGCGTATTTTTGCAATTGTTGGTGATGGCTTTGGCAGCTATACGTTTGGACTTCGTGGGCTGAAAGGCGACGGTACTAGCCAGCCGATTGTTGATGTTGTGTGGAGCAATCCAAACTCAGGATCGTCAGCCGGTGACCTTGCCATTCACATGAACGGTCGATCTACGGTTGCCTTCGGACTTCTGGCGAATGGAACCCCGATATTCCAAGAGCTGAAAGATGCTGCTGGAATATCGGGTGCTCCATCTGGAGCAATTTATAAGGATGGAGGGGTCCTTAAACTAGTGCCATAATTCAAAAATTCGGGCCGAGTATGGCCGCTAAAACCGACTCTGCAATCACCCGGTGACCGAAGTCATTTGGGTGATTCAGCCCATTGCCAGTTAGGTCAAAATACTTCTTGTTAATGAGCATTTTCTGCCAGGTGGTAGTAACGTCCACCAGTGCAATATTGGTGTTCTTATTCTCTATTTCTCGCAGCACAGATAGGTGCGACTGCAAAAGCTCAGGCTTTTGGATTGTGCTTTCTGGGTTTGCAACGGTGCTGCTTATTAGAAGTATCGGAACAGTCTTGTCGTATGTCCTAATATCGGAAACAACCTTTTCCATGTTGTCTTTGAATTGCTGGGGAGTAACTCCTCCACTGTCATTCATGCCAAAACCAAGAACGACCAAGTCGCTTTTCTTATCGAGAACTCTGTAGCTTACGGCGGATGCCGCGTTGAAGCTGTTCCAGCCTCCGACAGCATTGTTTCGGTATTCAAATGTTGATGGGTACCTGGTGTTCAGGTACGCCATCACTAGCTCTACATATCCTGGTTGGTTCGGCGCCACATAAGTGCTTGTTGCGTTGGCGCCCAAAGTTATGGAGTCACCAAAGAAGGTTACTTTGAGCGTTGATTTGCCAAGTCTATTATTAAGATCGCCGAGGGAGCCGTAACTGATTGGGGTTATAATTTCTTTTTTACTGTAAGTTACAGCGTACTGGTAATCCTGAAAAGCAGGAGTTACTTTGGCATTGTAATTTTTTCGCTCGTCACCGCTCATGTCTTTAGAAAATCCATGTGGAGCCATTTTCATAGAGCTATCTGGTGTGAGTTCGAGGCCGTCTTCTGTCTGGTTGTAATCCTTGCCTGGTTTGAAAATCTCACCAGTGTACGGGCTATAAACAAAATTAATCTTGGTAGGATGGAATATAGTCTTGTGCTTTTTTGGGGCCCCTTCCTCCAGATAGAATGGCTCGCCATATACCATCTGTCCTGTTAGTGCCCGCTTGTCAGTATTGAACTTGCTGACAATAGTCGCGCTACAGCTTAGGTTGTAGCAGGTGTGAAAGTCTTCATCTATATGCGCTCCATCAGGCCCGTCTTTCGCGAACGCATTGCTGGCGAAAATTAGAGCGGTTAGAGCGAGGGCTGCGCGCATGTTCTTTCCTTGCGAGTGAAATTAATTAATGCTTTGCTTATTGGTTTTTCTATTTTTAGGTGAGCGAATATTCCGACTGTGTGGCAAACAATTGTATATGTGGCTAAGTAGATCCAGATGTTTACTGAGTTTTCTAGTCCGTACATTGTCCATGCAAAAACGAACAAAGGAGATACCACGCCATGCATAAGATACAGGCTGTAGGAGGCATCGCCCAAAAGGCCAAGAAATTTTATTTCCTTTGTGATGCCTTCCAGGCTCAGCGCAGCCCACACGATCATGAAAGCTGCGGATCCGCAGATGAATAATCTATAAAATTGAGCGTCTATATTTAAAGGTATGTTCAATTGGGTATATATCAGTGCTGGGATTGTTGAGAGCAGTATCGCAATAGACAGATATTTGTTAATTAATACCCCTGATGAAACAGTGCGGTACAGAACTACCCCCATTATGAATTCGAATATTATCGGGCTTGATACGGTTTTTATAAAGCCGTTCGCGTTTCCAAGCGCGACGTTAAGCATGGAGAGGAAAAAGAAAATTCCAAAAAGCCCAATCTCCAACGACTCTAGCTTTTTTGATTTTAGCAGGATGACCAATGCCATGACGGAGTAGAAAATGAATTCATACTGAAGAGTCCAGCCGATATTTAGTAGCGGCGGGCGACTCCAGTGTGTGAATGTCAGCGTCTCCAATATCCAGCGAGGCTCTAGTTTTGTATGGTTGAAGAAGTAATATAGGGTGGCGGAAGGATTTGATATTGTTCCACTTTCTATAAGTATGGAGAAGAATGCAACAGCCAAAATTGTAATAAAGTACATTGGCCAAATTCTGATTATTCTGCGCGAAAGGAATTTTCCAGCGCTCATTTTTATATCTGCTCCCTGCTTATACATTCCTCCGTATAATATAAACGGCATAATGAAGCCGCTAATTATAAAAAATATATCTACCCCGAATCCTCCCATGTTTGTGATCTGGGCTGGCACTCCATAAATTTGTAAGTCTGCGTGAGCCAGAATTACTAAGAAGGCAGCTAAAAACCTCAGGTACTGAATATTTTTTATCATGCTTTCGCTGCTCGATCTCTAGAACGAAAATTTGGCCGGAGATTTTATGTGCTTAGCTGTTTAGGTGCCATCATTTTTCACTCGGTCTGGTTATCATCCAAAAATTTCTTTCCCGGCGGGGTACCTGCGCAGGCCCTTTCAGTGAGATTTGGCCGATTTCGTGTAGGGCCTTGGATTGGATCTATTCCCAAGAGATGGCGCGTGCCGGCCAGATGCTAGCATGGTCCGGCACCATGGCATTGGCTGTGCGGAAAGCTTAAATAGCGGTGATGAGGCGCCAGCCGATACCTGATATTCTGTTCGCTGGCGAAAATTGAGGGTTGGTAAATGTCAGATTCTGAAGCGGAGTTCATCGCAGAGCTGAACAGAGAAATTGCCTTGGTGTCTATCCAGCTTAGTGAGAGGTACGAAGAATTTAGAAGATCAATAAATGATTCACTTGTAAATGATTTCTCGTCACATTTACGATCATGCGGTTTTGATGTTGCGAAAACGTCGAATGGGGCAACTGATTTCTTTAATTCAACTAAAGTTGATCTTATATTTGCAGGCAGTGAAGATCAGTATAAAGGGATTTTTCACTGGTTTGAGATAGTTGTAAATGGGAATGCGCGCCTAGTAAGAGTTATCGCTCATATGTCAGTAGGGCGTAGTGTGTTTGCCTCTAGTCGAATGCCAGAGATTGATAGGTTGGCTACTACCCTCGCACGGCTTAAGCAAAATTTGGAAAGCGTAAAATTATCCTCTTGCACGTATGAATGCACTGAAATTGACAGGTCGCGAATAGCTGATCCTATAATCAGTGATAGTGTTTCGGTATTGATAGATAGATTGCTTGAGTAAATTATAAATAATGCAGCGTGTGAATTAATTGTATTAATTACCTGTTCTTAATTTTTTATTGGTCCTTATGGAGCCCGCGAATTTAGCGGGTTTTTTTACGCCAGGAGAAAAACATGCCAATCACCGAGCAGCAGTTACTGCGCATCCTCCCCAGCGCCGGCCGCCAAGCCGGCGTTTTTGTATCTGCCCTAAACGCAGCCATGGCAAATCGACAGATCGATACGCCGAAGCGCCAGGCGGCGTTCCTCGCCCAGGTCGGGCATGAGTCCGGCCAGTTGCATTACGTGCGCGAATTGGGGGGCGATCAGTACCTCAGTAAATATGACACCGGCACCCTCGCTGCCAGGCTGGGCAACACCCCGGATGGCGATGGCGATGGCCAGCGCTATCGCGGCCGTGGACTGATCCAGATCACCGGCCACGACAACTACCTGCACTGCAGCTTGGCGCTGTTTGGCGATGAACGCTTGCTCCGTACGCCCGAACTGCTGGAGCTACCGCAATGGGCCGCAGAGTCGGCGGCCTGGTTCTGGTGGGTGAATGGGTTGAACCTGCTGGCTGACAAAGAGCAGTTCAGCACCATCACCCGCAGGATCAATGGTGGCCTCAATGGCCTGGAGGATCGGCTGCAGCTTTGGGACAGGGCGAGGGCAGTGTTATGCGTCTCCTCGACCTGATCCCCGCTCAATTCCGAATCGCCGCCGTAGGCCTGCTGTTGGTGATGCTTGCCGGCGGATCTGCTGCACTGGCCTGGACCGTCCAAGGTTGGCGGTATGGTCAGCAGTTGGAGCGCCAAGCGCGCGTCCAGGCTGACACCCTCAACCAGCTGGCCCAGGCATCTGCCAGCCTGCAGCGCGCTGAACAGGACAAGCGCCTAGCACTGGAGCTGCGCCTGCAGAGCAAAGATGAAACCCACCACAAGGAATTGACCTATGAGCAAACGAAGCAGGCTCGCCTGCGTGATCGGCTGGCTACTACTGATCTGCGGTTGTCAGTCGTACTCGCCGCCACCGATACCACCAGCGGCTGTTCAGTGCCAACCACCACCGCCACCGGCCGCGTGGTTCATGGAACCACAAGAGTCCAACTTGACCCAGCGCATGCTCAACGAATTATCGGCATCACCGATGCCGGCGACCAAGGATTGATCGCCTTGCGGGCCTGTCAGGACTACGCAAAAGAAGTTTCTACGCCGAAGTAA